GTCGTTACTTGTCGGAAGGAGTGGGTTTTCTAACGAAAACACTGCCCCGTCTAGGTAAGCACTTTGATCAAGCGCTTACGACTGGAATACGTCTGAATGCTGCGATGGTGCGATTTAATTCGCCCCAAAACAGTCAGTTGCCGAGCTTTCTCGGTGAACTGTTTCAGAGAATATTCCATCAAGACGGGTCACTTCTTCATGATCCTGACGTAAATTGCGTCAAATATGTGAGGCAAGTTCTATACTCGTTTTATAAGTATGAACTACCTTACGACGAAGAACAAGAACAAGAGGTCATCCAAAGCTTTAAAAAGGCAGAGGAGGATCTCTCGGAACTGTCTGGTCGCATTGCTCATATGCAATCTACCTGGCATAGTTTATCTCATAAAAGGACTTACGAAAGAACAGGTCGCAGCTCTTCACGAGCTGATTACCCTTCTGACGAAAGTTACCTTTCTATGGTGATACGCAGAGCTAAACGGAATTTAAGTATTCTGTTTACCTCCTTCGACCCTACGGACATTATTCCGAGTCACGGACCCGGTGTCGTTGCAACGAAGCAACGGCTCTGGGATAAGTTCCTTTGGACTAATGTTTCCAGTCGAATCACAGACCTATATCCTTTCGATGCCTACTTTTGCGCATCGTTAGGACATGTTTGTGATGTTTACAATAGCTTCGATGCTATTTCGAACACGGATCACTCGGCGCGAGTTTTGCTCGTTCCGAAGGATTCCCGCGGGCCCCGTTTAATCTCTTGCGAACCAGTGGATTTCCAATGGATTCAGCAAGGTTTAAGAAGGGCCATCTACCGTTTAGTGGAAAACCATCCCATTACCAAATGGAATGTTTTCTTCACAGATCAAGGACCGAACAAGCGTGGTGCCCTTTTGGGTTCCATGCATGGGAAGTACTCGACACTTGACCTTAAAGAGGCCAGTGATCGAGTTCATCTTGATCTAGTTCGCCTACTGTTTCCGGATAACCTTATCAGTTATCTAGAAGCTAGTAGAAGTTCTTCGACGGTTTTGCCTGACGGCACTGTATTGCCACTCAATAAGTTCGCGCCCATGGGGTCAGCATTATGCTTTCCGATCATGGCGTTAACTATTTGGGCGATACTTGCCGCTGCATCACCGGACGTGGATACTTGCGAAAGTATCCTTGTGTATGGTGATGATGTTATTGTACCAACCGCATTTGCGGAGAGCGCAATAACCGTACTCGAGTCATTTGGTTTAAAGATAAACCGTGACAAGAGTTGCTTCCAAGGTCTCTTTCGAGAATCCTGTGGCGTCGATGCCTTCCAAGGCATCGATGTTACTCCAGTTCGTTTTAGAACTGTGTGGAATGAATCACCCCGTCCTGACATCTATACCAGTTGGATCGCGTATGCGAACCAGTTATGGGATAGAAAGTATTACTCTTGCCACGAATATATTGTGGCGAGATTACAGGCCATCTATGGCCCCATCCCGAGCGAGGATATGTGTTTAACATGTCCGAGCTTAAGAGGAATACCGAGCCAGTCGCACTTATTTCGCAGACGATATAATAAGGATCTTCAAAAGATCCAATATAAAGTTCGCGAGTGTAAGGCGAGTGTCATCATCAAGGAACTCCCCGGTTGGTCAATGCTGCTCCGTTATTTCACGGAAAAGCAGAGGCTTTCTGAGGCTCCTGAAGGACATCACAACGTAGGGGTTCAGCCTTTTGAGGTTGAACCCGCTATGTCGGTCAGTCAGTACACGAAACGAGGGACTAGCATGCTAGTCCGTCGTTGGCGATGATTAATAGGGTGGGGAACTTAGTTGTTCCCCACTCGGGTCGGAGTAGG